AATATCTGTTTGAACCTCTTCTTCTTCAGTGTGGGCTAATGCAGGTAGACAAAAAATAAATAATGAAATTAGTATTAATGTTGCAAAGAAAAACAAATCATGCAACCTCCTTGATCATATCAAAGAGTTCATCTTTATCCTTTTCTGACAACCCTGTGTTTGCATTATCTTTCTTTTGAAGTAATGCAGCAACTTTCACTAGTTGTTCATTAGAGCGTTGAAGGGTTTCTAGATATTTTGCTGCGACAACGCCCAATTGTTTGTGACTATAAGTGTCACTAGATACAACCGTCTCTAGTTGTTTAAGAAGGTCTTTAGCCTTGTCCCTATCTTCTCGAATATTGTCGATGGCCTCTTCTAAATATGAATCTAGATCTTTCACTAAATGTCTCCTTCGTTCCACTTACCTTTAAAATCTCGGTATTTGGCACGCATCTTATTGAGACTGTTAACAATCTGTTTTGTATTCAGACCAGTAATCTCTCTCATATACAGGTAAATAGCTTTTTTATTAAAAATTTCAATGTCCTGACTGTTGTTTAAGAGTATCCTTACTGCTTCTAAAACTTTCTGGTCATTTGGCTTTAGTTTATCGGTGTCCCAAGAATCAATTTCCCTCCACAAGTGTAACCAAAACTCTTCCTGTTCTCTTTTGGATTCGTACTTGTCATAAACTACTAAATATTTTGTTTCCAAGTCTGCTGGAATGTCTTCAAAATCAACTTCTCTCTTTGATTGTTTAGCATTCTTTTTAACTTTGTGGATAAACCAATTTTTTGTGATTACGGAAAAATAAGAAAATGCCTTTGATCCCTTGTTGGGATCGTACTTGTCCAGAATCATCGTAAGCCACACTTTACACTCGTCACGAAGCTGAACGATGTTTGGTAAATTAGTAAATTTATAGGTGAAAATAATTTTATCGACCATCTCATTAAAAGCTGGCTGGATAAATTGAACATACAGTTCTGTTCTTACTTTTAAATCTTCACTATTTGAATATTTAACAATTGCATCCTCGTGAACTTGTGTAAAATAGTGTCTTTTAGTCCTCCTCCTCCTTTTTCTCTTCTTCGTCATTAAATAAATCCTCTATATCTATATCGTCGCTTGTCAATGTATAAACATCTTCATAAACCTTTATCTCATTGACAACTTGCTTAGAGTGAGCTAACAAGTTTTGTAACGTTTCATCACCATAAAATGTTTCAAGTTCATAAATTGCAGACAGGTGATTGGAGAAAGTTTCAACCGTTTCTAGAATATTCTTTACATTCTCGGATAAAAAGTTAAAATTCTTCAACAACCACCTGATATAAATACCACACAACACATTCAGTAAGATCGATAATACTAGTATTATAGTTATTGCTACTTCATTCATCTTTATAAACCTGACTGCTTAATTCTTTCTTTTCTTTTTCCACTTCCTCTCTTATGTCCTCAATATATTCTTTTACAAGACTACCTACTTGTCTCTTCTCGTCATCTTGCTTTTTTGTAAGAATTACCGGCATTGAAGGAATACGTTGAAGGGTGCCCTTAGAATCACATTCCTCGCAATCCTTTAGTTTTTCTTTTATAGAATGAACTTTTTGAAAAACTATCTCACAAGCCTGACATTTGTAAACGTATCTAGGCATCCTCTCTATCAAGTTGAACTGTTGGTGGGTTTGTTACGACCAATTCTTCATCATTAAGAACAAATACAAAGCTTTTTAGTGTCTCTGTAATATCTGTTTGCTCCATTAGAGATTTTTGCAGTGCCATCATTAGTGAGCCCATCGCTTGGTTTGATAATTTCATCTTTTTTTCTCCTTTTATATAGAACCAAAAAATCTTTTTGAGTTTATTACCTTGTCGCATATAAACAAATCATAATGGGGTTTTCCCATTTGAAGTTCGGTATATTTTGCACCCCATTCCTCAAGCTGGTCCGTTGTAAGTTTTGTCCAATCAATGCCTGAGTTTTCTCCGCGTGCTGTCCAATAAATAATTTTGTTACCCTCATCATATAATGAATTAACTTTTCCAATATTTTGAACAAGAGGTAGGGCTTTTTCATATTCTCCATATGTGTTATTACATATGGTGCCATCAATATCTACAAAATAAGTTTTCATTAATCACCCTTCTGGATTCTATAGCTATCTTCATCAAAATGCTGTGTAGAAAATTCAAACAACTCAGAGTCTTCAATTGCATACATTTGATGCCTTAAGCCAGTATAAACATAAAAACCATCACCAGGCTCTAGTATCACCTCTTTAGCCTTTGTGATGTCTTCGTCATCACCATATCTAACTAAGAGTTTACCAGATTGTAAATAAAACACCTCATCCTTAATCTTGTGATAGTGCCAAGAACATTGTTTTCCTTTTTCAAAAAACAAAAGCTTACCACAATACTCTGGCTTATTTACAATCCACTTTTCATAGCCCCAACCCTTTGGGACATATTTCATATCAATCTTCATTATTTATCTTTTCTGCAACATTAGTTGTGGAATACCCCTCAATAAAATTAAATATTCTAACTTCACATACCTCGTGTCCAGCAACGTCTTCAACGTTGTAGTCACCACCTTTAACAATAATGTCGGGATTTAATGATTTTATTAAATTTAATGGCGTATCTTCATCAAAAAGCACAACATTATCAACATATTTACTAGATTCTAACATAAATTTTCTATCAATTTCAGAAAAAAAAGGTCGAGTATTTCCTTTTAATCGACGAACACTTTTGTCACTGTTTAAGCCGACAGTGACTGTACCGAGTGATTTACAATATTTCAGTAACTCAAAATGGCCACGATGTAGGATGTCAAAACACCCATTTGTAAAAATGTTTTTCATATTACAGATACACCTTTTTTTTGAACAACTTTTGTGGCACACTCATTTGCAAAATGAATGGCTTTTTCAATCTTTCCACTTTTTACATATTCAATTGCCAACGCTGCAACAAATGTATCTCCAGCGCCAGAGGTATCCTTAATTTCAACCTTTGGTACTGGATATGTTTTTGTTCTGTGTCGGCAGCCGTCTGGGCCGAGCGTAATAATAAATTTGTTCATTAGTCTTTTAGGTATTTTATGTTTTGTCCTTTCAAATTCAAAATTATTAATTTTTACATATTTGACGTTTTGAATCCATTTTCCAAGTATTTTTTTTGAATCCAAAAATGTCACAGGGTGTTGTTCGGCTATATATTCAATGTCCTCTTCAGTTAAAAATCCTTTATTATAATCAGAGATTATTATTGCATCGTACTTATCAAAGTCTATGTCGCTTAAATCTACTCTTCCGTAAATATCGTCATTATGATCAACTCTAACAACGACATAATTGGTTCTGTGATCCACATACCTAGTCTTGTTGATCACTTCCCAATTTTGGTTTGTGCTTAGTTCGGCGTTAACTCCAAGGGAAGTTAAATTATCGTGTACATTTTTTGCCATACCTCCATTTATTTTTGTTTTTGGAAGCATCTTAAAAACAGGAACAGGGGCTTCTGGGCACAACCTAGAACAGTTCCCGTATTGATACACGTCCTTACAGCTTTCACCAATTACTAATATTTTTATCCCTTTACAGTCTGACATATAGTGTCGATATCCTCATAGGTTAGTTCTGGATAATTGGGGAGAAAAAATCCACACGAATGAATTTGATCACTCATCTCATCTTCAAACACTCCATATTTTTCTGTCCAAAAGGGGTGCCTTCCTAAGTTACCAGCACTAAAAATCCTTGTTTCAACACCAGCATTGACAAGCCTAGTTACAATTTGTTTTCTATGTTCTGTGTCCCTAGCAAGTGCTCCAAAAGATATTGATACGGGTATGTTATCGCCCCAATCTTGAAAACCAAAGTCACCCTCTAGGTTCTCTGCATAGCGCAAGTGATTGGTATATCGACACGTCGCAACGTGTCCAGCCTTTTTAACTTGTCGAATTCCAAGAAAAGCCTGCAAGTCTGTGGATCTTAAGTTAAATCCAGGTACAAAAAAGGTAAATGGGCTGTGGAAATCATCAATGTTGTATTGAGCCATTAGTGAATCGTAAGTTTCACTTGGCAAATCTTTTGCCCACCCGTGAGAGCGAAGCATCAACAACATCTCATACAATGCTTTATCATCTGTGTTTACCATACCACCTTCAATTGTTGAGAGTTGGTGGCCAAAGTAAAAAGAAAAAGATGACATATCGCCAACTGTACCCACCATAGATCCATCTTGATATTTGGCACCCAAAGCAGCACAGGCGTCTTCTAACAGTAGAAAGCCATATTTATCTTTTAGTTGTAAGAACCGCTCCCTGTAGTGGGGAACACCAAGCACTTGTACAAAAATTACAGCATCGGGGCGCTCTCTTTCGCAGACTTGTTCTAATTGATCCAGGTCCATACCATAAGTTTTAGGATCTGCTCCAACCATAATTGGTTGTAAGCCAAGTTGAATAGCTGGGGATATGGTAGTAACCCATCCAACAGATGGTACAACAATCTTTTTATTTGGTATTCTCCCAGCGTACATCGCAGCTGCCACCATCAAGAGATTTGCAGAAGAACCTGAATTGTTAAATACAGAGTGCTTGGTTCCTATGTACTTCGCCCAGTCCTCCTCTACCTGCCAAGTTAATTCACCCTTGGTTAGTCTTGGATAGCTTTTTAACCAGTTACACAAAGCATCGATATCTTCATCATTAATTGTCTCTTTAGCTAACGGGTACTTAATCATTATAAACCTCTCTATAAGCTTTCAACTATTTTAATAACTGCTCTTTCGTACAGCTTTACATCTCTTAATTTAGGATTTGAGTATCTTTGTTGAGCCTGCTGTAAAGTTTCTTCAACAGAGATAAACAAAGATTCACCCAGTTTACAATAAACATCCTTGTCTAGGTATTCATATCGATAATCTTCAAGGTGTGTTTTTTCTCTTTTTAAGACGTCGTAATACAGTGAATTTGGATTATTTGTTATAACTCCAAAATCAAAAGATACTCTTATTCCACCTTCATTTAAACTAGTTCTGTGCAAACAGGCGTGATCAAATACATTCACATAACCCATTCTAGCACATCCTAAGAAATTTTTATCCCCAAACTTCTTTAATCCTTCATCATAATTCGATAACGGAAGAAAAAAGTCACTGGTGACATTCACTGGCTCATAAAACTCAAGCTTTGTTGACGGATCCCCTATTAGGGCAACACCCAAAATAGCATCACCAACGTGAGAAGCCCAAGCATCAGAATGTAATTTTGTTGTAGCCAGTGGTCGAGTGTGATCTAAATCCCCACTTTTGCCTGACATAACTCGAACAGTGCAAGGTTGTACTGCCAAGAAACTATCAACAATCCCAACATTTTTTAAAGCACTAACAATGTTTCTTTGTAGCTCATTGTATTGTACAATGTTCTCCTTCTTTGGGTGAAAAGCGCCGTTCGGTGTCCTATTGGGCAGATTTAAGATTTGTTTCTCGTATCTAACTAAAAAATCCTTATCTATAACAAAATCTTTTTCTGGATGTGCTGCCAACAGAGTTTCAGCAATATAATTTGTCACTGAGTTCATCAACTTCGTATAATCCCCATCTGGGAGTTTAATGTCGAAGTATATCCCGTGATCGCGCTCTAACTCACAACTTTCTCTTATTTTATCGTAGAGGCTGGTCCTCTTTTGTATTAATGAATTATTCATATTATATTTGTCCTATCATATTTGTGTTTAAATCCCTTTCTGAAAGGATGGGTTTCTCTGTAGGCCAGGGAATATTTAAAGATGGTTCATTCCATCTAACCGTGATTTGCTCTTGTGGTCCATTGTATTTGTGAGACCACTTATAAAAAAACACACATTTATCCGATATGCAAAGATGACCATTCAAACACCCAGAAGGAACTAAAACCATCGTTGGGTTTTCATCGGACAGTTCAAAAGTCTTTATTTTTTTATATGTTGGAGAACCTTTTCTAATATCAACAACAGCTAAAAATATACTGCCGTGTAAGCACGAAATCAGTTTAGATATTTTAAAATCTCCGTGAAGCCCTCTCAATACATTTTTAGTCGATACAGTTACCTTGTCTTCTACAAAGCTAGGCAAGAGTTCGCAGTCTTCGTAAATAGACCAGATCTCACCCCTGTTATCGTTAAACGTATCAAGCTGTATTTCAAGCAAGCCATCAATGTTGTGGTTTATAATGTTTTTTACATACTTCATGGAAGAAATTTACATTGAATACCATCATATGGCAATTCACTATCATTTAAAAAGAAATACTTATTAACATTCTCCAATAATTTTTCGGGATACTTAGCAAAACCAGACTCATCATAGGCACTGGGATTGTGGGGCATAATATTGTTACATTCCTCATATCCAACACCCACACGATATGCTTCTTTATCATTGATAAATTCTCTAGCATCTCGATTGTAAAGTAAGTTATTCCA